TTATCATAGGGATTAGTTGAACGGCCATATCCCCATCCTTGATGAAACTCGTTAAACTTGCTGGTATTGTTCAGAGAATAATAGCCAACGAGAACAAAGGAACTTCGGAAGCAGAGTTTGGATTATCGGATAATGAAAAAGAACAACTACTGAAAAGTATTGATGATGTTGTAGTTGATTTACAAAGTAAAACAGACGACCTTACAGAAGAAGTAGAAAAAGTCAAAGGAAACTAAATGGCATATTTTGGACGACGCTCCGACCAAAAATATTCAGGTAGAAAAAGAAAACCATATAATAAAGATACTGGTGGTTTGCAAACAGGTGGTGCTGTTGCAAACAGAATGAGTCAAGGTAAAGATAATCTACAAGATTATGAATTTTATGAAATAGAACTTGCCGAAGTAATGTTTGTGTATGATAATCCTGAGAAACTACCCAAGTATGAAGATGGAACAAAAAGTTGGGAACTGATGGGTTCCATAAAGGCACGACCTGTAAACTCACAAAAAAATCTTCCACTTGATGCTTGTAAAATTTATCTCCCATTTGTAGCAAATCAAACTCATGTTCCCCTTCGAGGTGAACTTGTGGTAGTAAGTAAATACAATGGAGTATTTTATTATCAACCAATTTCTATGCATCCACAAAGTGTTAATGCAAATATTTATCCTGGTACAAGTGGATTAAGAAGTGCCAATCAGGCAAAAGAAGATTTCTTATATGACCATTTTGAGATACCTGATGATGAAAGTGGAAATGATCCTGATATTCGTAGATTAATGCCACATGAAGGTGATATTACATTTGAAGGTAGGTTTGGACAATCAATAAGGTTTGGAAGTGCCATAAAAGATGATAACAAGGCAAACGAAGGTGGTGGAACTAAAAGACCAGGAGGTATTCAAAATACACCTAATATAATGATTCGTAGTGGTCAACTACATTCAACAGGTATTTTTAACAAAGATAATGTAAAAGAAACTCTTAAAAATGAACCCTTAAAGCCTGTTGAAGAGGATATCAATCTTGATGGTTCAAGTCTATATTTGACATCAGGTAAAAAAGGTGAACAAAAAATTAACCTTGATTTAAAACCGAGTAATTCCAAAGACCACGAATTGATGAATAAGGTTCATCGTAATAAACAACCAAAAGATGGTGGTGAACAGATTATATTGAATTCAGATAGAATCACATTTAATAGTAAAAAAGATGAAATATTGGGGTTTTCAGCACTTGGTATTGGGTGGTCTACCAAGTGGTCATTCACGATAGATGCCGATAAACAATTTGCAGTCAGTACACCAAAAATTAGATTATATGCTGAAGAAGAATTTCAGATGATTACAGGTACAAGTGCGAAAGAACTTGCACCTAAAGGGGGTCATCCCGATACCGGTGACCCCGCACCATTTCCATCCTCTGAGGTATTGATGCAAGACGCCGGAGCCTCAGGTTTACAGATGGGTGAAACGGTCATGTTGTCAAGTCACGCACCATCACACCTGAAACTCGATAAAGATGCACATTTGGAAAGTGAACCAGGAGCCTTTGTTCATTGTGCAGATTGTGCAGGAATGTATTCCGATAAGGAGTCATACTTAAAGGTTGGTGGTAAACAAGAAGATTTAACGGCAAGTGTGTCATCGAGAGAAGACTTGGGTGAACAGACTCTCGTAGGTGGTGAACAATTGACTGAAACGGTTGATAAGTTGATAGATACATTGATAGACCTCGGAGATAAAATTTTAGGATTAACAGGAATAGCAACTGGTGCAGGCCCAAGTGGACCTGTAAGTAGTGGCCCAACCAATACACCGACAATTGAACAATGGAAAGCATCAGTCGAAGCAGTAAGAGCAGAAGTTTGTGATTGTTTACTTAAACCAAAATAATGGCACTTAAAGTAGGAACTTTGGCAAATAATATTGAAGCTACCTTTTCAAAACAAAGAGATAGTGAAGCTTCCAATCAACAGGCATCAGCTAATGATTTTGCAGCAGCAATATCAGATTACGCCAAAGATGCATCTATTATAGTTGCGGGAACTCCACCACTTATACCGATTCCACCGCCTGCAGTTCCTACACCTGATGCTTCAGTTGTTGGACAACAGGCAAAAATCAATCCTGGTTTGGCTAAGGCAGGTCAAGGAATGTTGTTTCCACAGATAAATACCAGTTATACTGCCATGGATCCTACGATGGCTTCAATAAGTGCAGGGATTATGACATATATTGCTACTTTCACGATATTTAGTATAGGTGGAGTAACTTGTACTGGAGCGACAGTTCCAACAGCCCCTCCTGTATTTGCACCAGCAACTGCAGTAGGAATGAATGGTGGTAGTATAAAAGATGTGGCAGGAACTTTAGCAGATATAATACATTTGACTTTCAGTACAGCAATATTTAATGGAACAGTTATTAACGCAGCAACTGGAGCAGTATTACCAGGTGTGTTAGCACCAGCAAAATTAATGTAGGAGTAAATGATGAAAAAACAAGACCTCATCAAAATAATAGAGAAGGTAGTTCGTAAAGAAGTAAAGAAACAGGTAAATGAGATATTTATTAATGAAGGAAAGAAAGCTTTAGCAAACCGTTCCCAAAAAGAAGAAGTCTCATCCTCTTTAACTGAAATAGCAGAACAAGAATATACACAACCAAAGCCAAAAAAGAAAGAGTTTAAAGAATACACAAAGAATGACGCTTTAAATAAAGTTTTGAACGAAACTGTAGGTGGTATTCCACAAAGTGACAAATCATCTTATCCAACTATGGGTGGTGGAGCATATACTTCCGATAGAGTGAGTGAACTCATGGGTGGAAATCCAATCATGAAAAACACACCACAAGGAAAAGAACAAGCTAGAGAAATTGGAGCAGTTGAATCTATGAAGGCAAGAGGTGTAAGTTCTGAACAAGTCGGTGAAGATGTTGTTAACGCATTGACAAGAGATTATAGTGGTTTAATGAAAGCTATTAATAAAAAGAAAGATGGTCATTATAGACCATAGGGGTATTTAATTGAGTGTATTAGAAAAAGATTTAAATCCTGATGTTCAAATAGGATTATCTCTACCCATGGATCACACCGATGGTAGTGGGTTTTTTCCTGGCACCGCAACAACTTTAACACAAACTACAAGTAATATAAGAAATTTACTTCTTACTGCAAAAGGTGAAAGAGTTGGACAGCCGGATTTTGGTTGTGGACTACTCCAAGTATTGTTCGAACCCATGAGTAGTAATTTATTGGAAGATGTTCGTTCAGTAATAGATGAAGCAATGGCAAAATGGTTACCCCATGTATTAGTAAAAGATTTAAGAGTTGAACAAGATGAGGTTCGACCTGAACAATTAAATATAATAATGAGATTCGCCCTCACAATTCAACCTGATGTGTATGAAGCCATCACTTTGAATTTTTTGATGGGTGATTCTGACGCAGGATCTGCTGGAGTTGGTGATTCCGGTGGTGGTGGTGGATATTAGGAGAGATTAGATGCCACAGCAATCTACTGGTAAAGAACTTAGATATTTAAATAAAGATTTTGATGGATTCAGAAGTGACCTAATAGAATACGCAAAACAATACTATCCGAATACATACAATGATTTTAATGAAACGTCACCCGGTATGATGTTCATAGAGATGGCGTCATATGTTGGTGATGTTTTGAGTTACTATGTGGATTCTCAAGTAAAAGAAATGTTATTGGCATATGCTGAAGATAATAAAACCTTATTTGAAATGGCACAATCATTTGGATATAAACCAAAACTATCTGCCGCAGCCTTTACAAATGTGGATTTATTTCAAGTAGTCCCAGCCGTAGGAACAGGAACAAGTGTTAAACCAAATTATAATTACTCAGTAATCATTGGTGAACAAACACAATTGAGGTCTAATACTGGAACTACTTTTAGAATGAGAGAACCAGTAAATTTTAAATTTTCTAGCTCATATGACCCAACACAAGTATCAGTATTCGAAAATGACGGAACAAATCCAACATTCTATTTATTGAAAAAATCTGTTGGAGTCATAAGTGGGAATGTCACAAGTGAACAATTTACATTTGGAACTGCAGAAAGATATGCAAGAATAATTTTAGGTAATACTAATATTTTGGAAGTAATATCTTGCACTGATAGTGATGGTAATGTTTGGAGAGAAGTTCCCTTTTTAGCCCAAGATACAGTATTTGATTCAATTGAAAATATAGGTGCTAACGACCCACAACTTTCACAATATTCTGATACCGCACCTTATCTTTTAAAACTTTTAAAAACTGGTAAAAGATTTGTAACATTTGTAAGAGGTGATGGTAGAACAGAAATTAGGTTTGGTGCTGGAGTAAGTGATTTTGACGAAGAAATAGTTCCAAATCCTAATAATGTAGGTTCCTCTTTACCTGGTAGTCCAAGTTACATGGATACCTACTTTGACCCAACAAATTTCTTAAAAACTCAAGCATACGGACAAGCACCTGCAAACACAACTTTAACAATCAAGTATTCTTATGGTGGTGGATTGGAAGACAATGTAGTTGTAAATTCAATCAATTCATTTTCAGACTTATCATTAACCCTTGATGAAACTAATTTAGATAGTGGGTTGGTGACGACTGTTCGCGAGTCCATAGCTGTAACGAATCCATATCGTGCAAGTGGTGGAAGGTCTCGTGAAAGTGTCAAAGAATTAAAAGAAAATGCTTTAGCTTATTTTCAATCACAAGGTAGAACGGTTACAAAAGAAGACTATATACTTAGGGCGTATGCGATGCCTTCTAAATTTGGAGCTATATCAAAAGCATATGTCGTTCAAGATGAACAATTAAATATACCAAGTTTACAAGAAGAAGTCAAGGCTAATTTATTTATAGATGAAAGAAATAGAGAACAGCTACGAGCTCAAGACGCAAAATCAGCTGAAAGAATACCAAATCCATTAGCATTAAATATGTATACATTAGGATACACAGGAACTAAAAAACTAACACCTTTGACATTGGCAGTTAAACAAAATTTAAAGACATATCTGTCTCAATATAGATTAATGACAGATGCGGTAAATATTAAGAACGCTTGGATTATTAACATCGGAGTTAGATTTAATTATATATGTCGAGCTGGATTCAATAAAGAGGAAGTTACTCTAAGGTGTATTAATAAAGTTAGAGATTTTTTCAATATAGACAGATGGCAAATTAATCAACCAATTATTATACAAGAATTAGCTTATGAATTATCAATAGTAGATGGGGTTGGTGCTATTGTCCCACCCGAACTTGATAATCCTAAAAAGACACCTGTATTAATTTACAACAAATATAGGTCAAAAGACGGATATTCGGGTAACATATATGATACTGATTACGCAACAAAAGATGGTATAGTCTATCCTTCCTTAGACCCAAGTATTTTTGAATTAAAATATCCTGATTTAGATGTCGAAGGAAAGGCTATCGGTGATTCAATAGGTAACACCTTATAGGAGAAGTAAATGGCCCATTATTTTGAATATGCGACAAAAGATACTACTTTATATGAAAGAAGTGGCAGTCAGAATGCAGGTTTGGATGAAATACTCGAAGTGGCTAAGGATGTCAGTCCTGCCAATACATTATACGGAGTCAGTAGAGTCTTAATAAAATTTGATTTGACTTACATATCAAGTTCTAATTCTGCAGGAACCTTCGGAGATAATCCAAAATACTATTTAAATCTGTATGATGCTAATACTCGTGGTATTCAATCTACTCAAACATTATTTGCATATGCTGTAACTCAATCATGGGAGAATGGATACGGAAGAAGTGATTCTAACCCTCGTATAACGGAGGGGGCAAGTTGGAACTTTAGGGATAATGATACACTAAAAACTCAATGGACAGGTTCAATGACTGCATCAGGTGGTCATTGGAATACACAATATTCAGCATCACAGATATTTGACCAAGAACCAGCAGATTTGAGAATGGATGTTACCTCTTTAGTTAATTTACAATTGAGTGGTAGTGCTAATGGTGGTGTGGATAACGAAGGTTTTATAATTAAAAGAGAAGGGAATGTTGGTAATTCTGATACTAGCACTGATGAAGGTAATGGAACACCATTAGGTATTTTTTCCTTTTTTAGTAGAGAAACTCATACTGTTTACCAACCAAAATTAGAAGTTGTTTGGAATGACTCTAAATGGGTTACTGGTTCATTAAATGCACTATCTTCGGAAGATTTAGAAGATTTAGTTGTTTTTGCTAGAGGATTAAAAAAACAATATCGAGAAAATTCAAAAATAAAATTTCGTTTAATAGGACGACCTTTGTATCCTGAAAAAACTTTTTCAGCAACTACAGGATATGATACTGGTTACACTACGGCTAAATACTTACCAAGTGGGAGTATATTCTATCAAGTAAAAGATGCATTTACCGAAGATGTTATCGTACCATATGGTGTTGGTTCAAAAATCAGTTGTGATTCCACTGGTAATTATTTTAATCTTGATTTGAAACCTTTACTAGCAGAAAGATTCTACAAAGTAGAAGTCAAGGTCGTAAGTGGTAGTGGAACAACTGATGAAATGATTAACTTTTACACAGAAATACCTTCATTTAAAGTGGTGAAATAAAATGCCTTTAACAAAAGAAGAATTACAAAAAAATGAGTTTTATCAAAAGCTCAAAGAACAAGATAGGTCAAGATATCTCAATGAACTTGAACAAAAGAGAAAGTTGAGTGGTGGTGTAATTGTTACTGAGAATGGTCAAAAAATAATTGGTGAAGATGTTCAACCTCTTCGTAATGATTCAGGTATTTTTATTGCAGTTGAAGACCCATTTGATGAAGGTAACAACTTACAGGATCCTGACCAAATTTTAACAGCAGATTTAAAAACCACAGTTTATTTAACCGACCCATATTGGAATAATGTCTTAGATAGGGAGTTTTCAGAATTATGAGAATAAAAAGTTCCCTATTGGAAAATGATTTTCAAGAACTGAAACGAGAAGATATTGAAGTTCTTGGAACGGGTGGCAGCCTATTTCCACCATTTGGGCAAGGTATTAAAGATTATGTAGAAATACACATCCATGATAAAAATAAAAACTTTAAAGAAAAAATAATATCAGAACATACAACATTTGAAGACACTAAAATAAAGATGAATCTTGGCCAAGAACTCAGAGATAATGGATATGACAGAGGTATATTTGTATGTATATATTATTTTATTAGACCCATTGCAGGTGCAGACGACATAATCCTAACCAAGACACTAAATGGTGTAAGTGGTATAGTTCACACTGGTGACCCTCAATTAACAGGCGAGGCAACGACTGGTAATTTTTACCTTGATGATGATAAAAATCCATTTCTTGGAATAGCACCACCTGTCGAGGGTGAACCAAAACCATTGGATGTCAAGGAATGGAAGTATAAAATAGACGAAATAAGCACATCAAGAACCGAAATAAGAGTGGTTCCACAAATCATATCTAATGTCAAATATAAAAATGATTTTCGAAAGATAATTGACAACACCATCAAATATATACCTGAAACAGCTTGGGATGATTACATTGATGCTAATCAAGATTTATTAAACGCATGGTCTATCATACAAAGTTTACCGAATAATGATTTATCCAAATGGTGGAGACCGAGATTAGATTACCAAGATGGAATAACTTCTAAAAAAGATTTCGGTAAACTGCATTACACATTGTATGGATACAATGAGAATAGAAATGAAGATCCTGGTGATGGTGGTGGTCAGATTAGTTGGACAGGACCTGATAGTGCTAGATTAGAATTCAATGTAAGAAGGGAATCGGAAGATGAAGGATTTCAACCATTTATGCAAGGGGGGACATTGGTCGTGAGAGATGCATATGTGATTGGTGAGGAAATTATTAGAACAAGCTTTGAAAATGCAGAATATTCATCCGAAGATCCCATACCTGATACACACATTGAGGTTAGTGATTCACTAGCAAACCCAAGAACAAAAATTTATACCATGATGTTAAGAAATCGTGAAGGTGAGACGAACTTAGATGACTTAGGGGCCGAGTTTGATAGTAATTCACAACAAGTACAATACTTTTGGGAGTTTGGATGTGGACATACTTTTGGACCTACAACAGAACATCAAGTAGAGCATACATATGATGTTGATGGTTCATATGTTCCTTCTTGTACCATAATGACACCAAACTTTGATTCATCGGTTACTGATGTTAAGGTTGTTAGTGGAAGAACCCTTAATCCTGTATTGATACAAACTCCGTTAGAATTTGATTTTAATGAAGATGGTGATCCAATAGAAACTAATACACAAGGACCTCCACCACAATTAGAATACATACCTGATGGTTCTATCATAAGATATTGGGGGACATTTTGGTTAATAGACAAAGGTAGAAAAAGATTTATCGTTAGTTACGGAACAGGACCTGTAGGAGATGAGGGTGGATTACAATTTGATAGTTTACCCGTAGGTATTCATTCTAATGGAGAATTTCATTATGCCGCACAGGCTCAAGAGAATCTTTTATCATTGTATGAGGCAAAGGGTGTTGACACATCAAAACCAGAATGGGCAGCATGGCGTTCCTTACCAGGTGATGATAACAAACGAAGACTAAGAGATGATGGAAGTGATGGTGGTGATGATGCAAGAAGATTTAGATTTCCAAATGGAAGGGAAACTGATGATTTAGAAGTCACTTACAACATATTAGGAAGTCCTTCATTTTTAGTAAAGGTAAATTCTGCAGTTAAAAATTCTATTCCTGATGGGCCAGCATTTAGGTCATCAGACTTTGGAGCAACTGAAAGTACATCTGATGGTGATCCTGAACCTTTTACCGGTGTGAGTTCAGATTTCTGGCCATCCAATAGGAATCCATCGGGTGGAGTATTAGTTCAAGTTACTGTCATTACAATAATGGGTAGTAGAAATGATGCACGACAAGGTGTTGGGTTTATATTGGATGGTGAGAATGAATCAACAGATATGGGAACAGCGGCAAGTCCAATAGAATCGGCAACTATTGAAGTATTAGCTAATTCAAATCTTACATTAAAACGAACTGCCTTTGGTGGAGCTGGAACCATGAATCAAGAATTCAGGGGATGGAGCACAGAAGCAACATACAATACAAATAATCCTAATATAATAACCTTAGACTACGAACTAACAATTACCGCACCAAGTGAAGGACAGGCATATTATTATGCACATAGTTTGGATGAAGCTTAATGAGTGATATAGATAAAAGAAAAATTATTTGGGGTGGTGTTGAGAATACCGAAATCCCAAAGATGGCCGCATGTGGTAAGGGTGATGGTGGTGCTGATGCTGCAAAAGGAAAGAAGAAACCAAAGAAACCTAAAAAAGTAGGTGGTGATTCTTTATTGGATAAATTTAAGGATTGGGCAAAAGAAAATGAAGATTTACTAAAGGCCTTAGCTTTAGGAGCAGTAGCGGCAGCACTTATAGCAGGAGCTGTTGTAGCATTTAGAAAAAATAGAAAGAACACCGATGAAAAATTAAAAGACCTCGATGACTTGTTAGGTGATTTACCACCAGGACCTGAATTCGATAGGACTATGGCAGCAAGAGAGGCTTTAGAAAATGAACCATATGATACTGGAGTTGATGCAGATACACCACTTACAACACTACAAGACCCACCTGATTACATTGGTCAACAGGCAGTTATTGATGGTGACTTGTATGTGTATAAAGACCCACCAGGAGCTTGGGTAAACTTTGGACCTGTAACTCCACGATACAACCCATCACAGGGTATAACTAAACCCATAACAAGAGATTATGTCGCTACGATTCGTGAGGTTCACAATCAAGATTCTGTCACTACGGATAAAACTTGGAATGATGTTGCCACACAAGTTGGTGATATTAGTGGTATACAGCCTAACCCACAAACTAAATATCCAAAATGGTATGTACAGACCAGTGACCCACAAGATTTGTATACCTATATGAGATTTGGAAAACAAGGTAGGTCATTGATATTGAATAAAAAGGAAGACTTAGAATCATATTCAGACTTTCCTTACTCGATAGTTTATAAATTATATGAACCTTTATCAGATGAAGTAGTAGAAGGAGAGATGGTTTATGTTACCAAAGAATTATCTAATCCTTATGAGGAAACAGTCCAATTATTAGACTTCGTTGATGAGGATATCACAGATGTTGTTTTAAGAAATCCAAAATTAGATAGTAATGAAGATTTTGATGGATACTTTAGACAACGAACTACTCAATATCGCACTAAAAATGAACTCCTTACCACCAATACAACAATTTCTAATTTACTTGAAAATAAAATTTTGAGTGGTAGTTTTATGGATAGTATAGAATTAGATGGTATAGAATTTCGTCAGTTTGAGCAATTCGTAAAATTTAGTTCAGTTGAAGATAGAATAAATAATTTTAAATATAAGTTACAATTAATTGAACAATACGAAAGTCAGAGTTTATCATTTAGTGGTATCAATGGAAGTGAAACTGCGGAGTATACTTCATCATTAAATAAAAAGGCTACAAAATTAAAGAATGAATTCTCTCCATTTGAACATTATATGTATTATAATACTTCATCATATATTTCAAGTTCAATTGGAGTTTTTCATAATAACGCGTGGCCTAAGAAAAGTGGAACTGGTACACAAATAGATCCTTATGTTTTATATTCGGTTTCCGAATCTGCAGCTGTAGATTGGTATGATAGACAAGTTATAAGTGCTTCAATCTATGATAGAGCGAATAAAAATAGACTAATAAATAATATACCAAATCATATCAAAGACGATACAAGAAATGAACCATTCTTGACTTTTATCAACATGACCGGTGAACACTTTGATGGTATATTCACATATATAGATCAAGTTACGCAAATTTACGATAGAAAGGATGGTATAGATACTGGTTTATCAAGAGACCTAATATGGCATGTTGGTAGGTCATTTGGATTTTACCTCAATGATGGTCAAGATTTAGTTAGTTTACCCGAATACACTTTGGGGGCAGATGTTACAGGTTCAGATGGACAATTTTCAATACAATCAGCATCTCCACAAAAAGATATATCAAGAGAGATATGGAAAAGAATATTAAACAATATGCCATTCTTCCTTAAATCTCGTGGTACAGTCAGAGGTATAAAAGGATTAATAAATTGTTATGGAATACCAAGTAGTATATTAAGAGTAAGAGAGTACGGAGGACCCAAACCACCAAGAACGACTGGTGGTGCTGGACGAGTAATGGTGACGAGAAGGTTTACAAAGGCTATTGAGTTCAAAGATACATATGTACAATCTACTTGGGGTAATGATACATTTAGTCTAAGAAAACCTGATACAGTAGAATTTAGGTTTAGAGCGGCCACTGGTGGAAACCAATGTCTTGTACAGGCTGGAACAGATTGGGGGATAAAACTCGTAGATAATGGTTCTACTGATGATTATGGTACAATTCAATTCGACCTTGTTGGTAGTTCCACTTTAAATATTAGTTCAGATTCCTTACCAGTTTATGATGGAGAATTTTACTCTGTAATGTTGACAAGAATGAGTGCAAGTGTTGGTAATGGTGGAACACATGGAGCTGGTGTTTCACCCGGACAACTCACAAGTGATGGTACTTCACAGAATATTCTTTATTCTTTGTATGTAGGTAGATATGATGCACCATTAGAAAGAATTATATATAAATCATTCACAAGTGCTAGCACAGCTGACACAAGTCAAAATAGTGCATTCGTTGGTAATGAAACTTTATTCATTGGTGGTAAACCAAGTGATGATTTTGGTAATCAATTAAGTGGTAGTATGATGGAGTTTAGGTATTGGACTACTGCTCTAAATAGTGGTTCATTTGATAACCATGTATCGGCACCTAAAGCCTTTGATGGTAACCACCTATCCGCATCTTGGCATGATTTAACATTAAGATATAGTTTTGATGACAACAAAAATCTCAATTCTTCCACAAGTATTCTTGATACAAGTGCAAATCAAACTTACACACTGGCCGGAGTGGCAGTTGGATACACCAATAGTAACTTACCACATTTTAGAAAGTTAATTGATAGACAGGAAGCAAAAACTCCAAACTTAGGCCCAAATAATCGTATGGAAAATAAAATCCGTATTGAATCACAAAAGTTATTGGGAAGCCTATCAGTCGATGAACGACAAGAATTAAGTGCATATGATGCAGCACCTGTAGATAGTAATAAACTTGGAGTTTACTTTTCTCCTGCAGATGTTATTAATGAAGATATCATATTGAGTGTTGCTGGGTTTGATTATGACGATTACTTGGGTGACCCAAGAGACAAATATTCATTGAGATATAGAGGATTAGATTACGCGGCCGAACAATATTGGAAAAAATATAATTCACCAAATAACTTTTGGGATTATATAAGACTCATACAATTTTATGATGTGAGTGTGTTTGACCAAATAAGAAAGATGATTCCGGCCAGAGCCAATGCTAATGTAGGTTTATTAATTGAACCAAATATATTGGAAAGGGATAAGGTAATTATAGGAGCACCACCTCTAAGAGAAATATTGAACTTTAGAGGTTCGATATCTGGTACGGGTAGAGGTTTTGAGTTACCCGGTACTATAGCAAGTGCTTCAGGTGAAATGCGTAGAATGACTGGTTCAATAGGAATTTTTAACCCACCTAATCCTGTATTAACACTTAGTGGTTCATATCCAACATATACTGGTTCATTCGGTGCCGCACCATCTGCATCAGGAGGTAAGTATCTAACTTTTACCTCATCAATTTCTGAGGATATTTTTAGAACTCCAGCTTTATATCAAATTTCATCTTCCTATGACTTAAATCAAGGTAAGATTAAATATGGTAATTTTAAGATAGAAATTGGAGGACCTGAATATGTATTTAGAGAGGTGTTACAACCTAATGTAAGTGGGTCAACTATTTCAGAACATAACATGGAAGAAAGATTCTTTTACACCACACAGGCAAGTGCCTCGATAGATAATTTTTATTCATCTTCCTTTGTAAGAAGTGATAAACAGAGTTTATTCCTTGATAGTCAATTATTTAGATTATCCGTAGGAGGATCAAAACAAACCAAGTACACAACTTTAGATAAATTAGAACCTGTTACAGTAGTATTGACATCTCCAACAACATTAAGAACAAAAGAGGGTGGAGAATCTAAACTTAAAGTATTATAATGAAAATAAAATTTAGATATATTTATATTTATAAAAGAGAAGTTTTATTCAATATTATCTAAAATCCAATTTTTACAATCTCAAAGGAGAACATTATGGGATTTCTTAACAATACCAATATCACGATAGATGCTATCTTGACAAAAAGAGGTCGAGAACTATTGGCTCGTGGTAACAACGAATTTAAAATTACTAAATTCGCATTAGCAGACGATGAAGTCGATTATCGTTTATGGGATACTTCCCATCCTAATGGAACAAATTTTTATGGGGCAGTCATTGAGAACATGCCTCTATTAGAACCTGTACCTGATGAAACTCAAGCGTTAAAGTTTAAGTTAATTTCACTTCCAAAGGAAACTTCTCGTTTACCGATTTTGGATATCGCAGTTTCCGCACTTACCTTTCAACAAGGTGGTGGTAATGGTGATTTAATAAGTCCAGGAACTTTGAATTCATCAGATGCAGATTTAGGATATACTTTCTTAATACATGATACAAGTGTCGCTAGATTACAAGTAGGACAATCAGCACCTGGACAGACACAAGCATTAGTACCTGTAAACCTTAATAGTGAAGAGATAACCAACTCACAGAGTGTTGTTGGTTTAACAGCTAGGGTGATACCACAGACTTTTACCACACCTAATCAAAAGGTGACTCAATTGACTGTAGTTGGTAATCAAACTGGAGCAACTCAAACTCTTAATGTCACAGTAAACAAAACCGTACTTGGAAGTCCAGGTAGTGGTGGTTCATCTTAATAGGAGTTAGAAAATGGCATTAGCAGGAGCATATAAATTATTTGACCAAGAAAACGATGTTGTAAGTAACATTAAAGCAGTCATTTCAAGTGGTATATGGAGTAGTGGTCAAGGTACGATTACTACTTTCTTTACACAATCAGCACAAAGTAGTTCTAATGGAGAATACTACTATGATGTTTATAAAGACAATCATACTGAAACAGAAAGAGAAGTTCAGTTTAGTGTGGCATATGGACATTTACATGGTAGTGGTTCCAAAGGAACAGTCGGTGGAGCTACTGGAAACAGAGCTTCTGCAGCAATACATGCACAATTAGTCAATCTACTTTTACCACCTAACTCTGATAGGTTTACTTACGCTGGAACACAAACATCCAAGCACTTTTTTGTTATATCTCTGAAAAGAGCTCGTATGAGAGAAAAGATGGATCCAGGTAATTGGGAATTACATCTAAGTGGTAGTAATAAAAAAGTTGGTGATGTCATTAAGTTAATTGATGATTCAAAGTCAACTACAAATCCACAGGCAGGTATTGGTGGTAGGGTATTTAATGTTGTTAGTGGTTCAATATCAGGTGGAACATCTAAAATTAAGATACCGGCTACCTCTAATCCAGGTGGTGGTTTCGGACTATTTTATCCTGATTTGGGTATTGTAGTTCTAAACGCAGATATAGTACACGCTTCAGCATCATTTGGTGACGCCATGGAAGGTGTATTACAAAACTCCGATAGTAATGATGGTAATGCAAGAAAGTTCTTTAAGATTGTAAAGGGTGGTTCATATTTTGCAGCTAGAAGAGAAGAAAAACTTTCTTCAACTCATTACTTTGTAAGGGCTGGTAACAAAGAGTTTAACTTTAGTAACAATCCAACTTTCTTTACTGCTTCAACCGGTGATTTCACACAACCTACTTTCTTTAAAGACCCAAAGGTCTATGTAACAACAGTTGGTTTATATAATGATTCTAATGAATTATTAGCAGTAGCCAAGTTGAGTCAACCTGTATTGAAATCTTATTCTCGTGAGGCATTAATCAAAGTCAAGCTTGACTTCTAATCTAAATAAGGGGTAAGGGATGTCGTATTTACGAGATGTTCACCCACAAGATTTCTCAGTAGAGCCTTTCAAAGTTCATAAGAAATTTACATTCACAAATGCCGATAATAGTTTAGGTATATTTGGACTAAAAGCTGCGAGTGGTAGTTTTTGGAACTTTACTACGGGTTCCGCGGAATCTCAAAGTTTCGGAACATTTAATGAGTTGTCACGAAGTATGGGTAAACCAAAATCTACTTGGTATAGTCAAGGAACTTTTTATCAAGTTCCAACATACTATATGCTCAATCACACTTTCTATGAAAAATTTTCTGCAAATAATAAGTTTATTGGAGGTAGTAATCAACAGCAACCATTTCTAACATATGGAGCTTCAAATACCAATAAAACATTTAGGGAATTACACGCAAGTGCTTCTGTTATATCTGTACCTCAGCAATTTTTTGGAGAGGGAATAAAACCAAAGTCAGTTAAAATAGATGATGATATAAGTGACCAAACCATAGATTTAAGAGATGATGGTGATGGAAATTTATATGATTTTGCACATTCATCGAGTTATGCTTTATATAAGGCAAGTAGTTTTCAAACATATCACTCTGCATCAGCTGACACACATCTAAGTTCAAGTTTAGTTCTTGGAAATGTATTCTATAAGCAAGGTATTAT